TGCAGACGTTCAATTACTGGTGCTTGTTTGACTGAGGGCATTGTGGAGGCGCTGGCAACGGTGTGATGGTAGTTCGCTGTGGTCAATTGGGCAAGGGTTTGGTTTCTTACGCTTCTTACGGTCTCTTACGGTAAGCGTAAGACTGAGATCACCCGCCAGCACAGTGATTTTCCTCTTTCTTACGTTTCTTACGGTAAAAAAGGTATATAGATAGACTAGAGAAGCAAAAAAATAAAAGGTGTTTCATTTTATTTTTTTTATTTTCTATTTATAGAGAGCTATACCTTAAAAAGCGTAAGAAGCGTAAGAAGCGTAAGAAATGAGTGGTGGCAAGGGTTTTCAGTCTTACGGTCTCTTACGTTTCTTACGCTTGTATGGCTTCTAACGGTATTTTGACGGCACGACCTGACATGCCAGAGCCTTTGAAATAAATTACGCCAGCTTTTACAGCGTTAGGAATACGAGCCAAAATCACGGACCAACAATTTGCCCAGGCCGTATCACGCAAGATATTGCCGATTGCGTCGGCAGTATTTGACACGTAGATGGCGGCCTCCTCGGCTTTGATGCCATTACGCCCAAGCACTGCCTGTGCCTCGTTGGCGCCGACGTGGATGTCGGTTGCATGGTTCAGCGCAATATCTATCAGCTCGCCAATGGTACGGGTTACGGCCTTGTCACCTTCAACGCGGAATTGATGCTGGAGGATCTTTTGAAGGCAACGCTTTTCATCTGATATTTCAACTGATTGGCTGTAAGACTCCCAGTTGTTTTGCTCAATTAATTTCCATGCTTGATCGCGGGTTACAACTTCAGAAGATTGTAACGACCATGCACCAGCAAGTAAGGTGCCATATTGATCACCAAGCCGTTGGCTGTCAAATACTTCAGCGGCAGCACGGGTAAAGATCGCAATTGATTGGCGTATGATTGGTATTAATGCAATTGTACGCGCTTGTAACCGACGGCCAATTGCATCGCTTATGTATTTATCAAGGTCGCGGTCTAATGATTCCCAATGAGCTAAACGTTCAGCTTTTGGTATCTCATTGTGGCTGCGTAATGTTAATTGTGCAAATCTCGATTTATCAGCTCCTTGCTTTAATGCGGTGGCGATAGATGACATCATAAACATGCTACGGATGGTGTAACGCTGGGTATCACCTTCTGGGCTGCCTTTAAGTGTATGCGCTCTTGATTCACTAGATGCAACACGCGCAAGGCCAAGTATTGCTTGCATACGTGCTTGATCGTTGCGTTCGTTGGATTCGGCTTCATCAAATACAACAGGCAAGGCATCAGCACGTAAGGCTTGACGGATACCAGGTTCAGTTGTGTTGCCGGTAACGATTAAACCCATATCACCTAATAATGGCGTTACATAACGCGCAAGCACTGCTGACTTACCAGAGCCAGCGGATGCTGTCAGCCATACATGGGGGCGCCAATCCAATGCACCGCAGATGGGGCCTAGCACTACCCAACCGGCAAGCAGTAGGCCAGATGCAGGCACTTCCCAGTGGAAGCGTTCTGCTAATTCAGCAATTGAAAAGGCTTCATTATCGGTTAATGGCTCGGCACCAGCGCAGCCACGTAAGGCGCTAAGGCGTTGATATAGGTACGGGCTGCCGTTGATCCCATCACGTATGGGCCGGTTTATGCCATTAACAACTAATTTATCGCCGAGGTGTAGGACAGATTGCTTTTGATCCCACCATGCGCCACGGCCACGGATGCGATCAGGGGAGTAAACTCCAATATCAGCCTGGCGTGCAAATAGGCTAGATGCGGCGGCGGTCCAGTTTACACCAACTTTTGATGGGTATAGCGATTCCCAATAAGGCAACGGTGCTAGTGCTACTAGGTTTACACCTGAGTGAGCTGAACGCGAAAGGCGTGTTACTTGGCCGGTGCTATGGGGTTGGTAATAGTAAGCATCAGCATCAAACCCGAGGCATAAAAATGATTCATCGGCTTTCGGTAAAGGTGGCGGCTCTAGCGCAGGTTCCGGTAAGGGTTCAGCTTTAATTACGGCTGGAAATTCAATCGGTGGCGTGCGGTTGGCTTTGTAATAAGCACCAGCTTCGGCTGCGGTCCAATCGCAATCTGCAAGGTCCCAACCGCTTTCAACATCAGAAGGCGGCTGGACCATACGTATTTGATCGGCACCAGCGGCAATAAGTCGCGGCACTAATTTCGCCATTGCGTCGCGGCCTGCGTCATCAGCATCAGGCCATAACACGCATTTACGATTTGCTATTGGTGCCCAGTTGGCTTTGCCATGCGCTTTGCAACCGCTAGGCCATGTAATTACTACCGCATGTGGGAACAGCTTGGCGGCTGCATCAGCGGTCTTTTCGCCTTCAACTATTAATACAGGTGCATCAGGCCGTTGGCTTAGCGAGTCAAGGTTGTATAAAGGGCGAGGCGCTGGAGGTGCGGTCCACTTCCATTCGGTGCCATCAAACCAGAGGGGTCTGATGCGCTTGCCAGGAAACCTGCAAACATAAAAATCATCGTTGTATCGCCAAACATGCTCAGCGTTTTTGGTTGGCGGTTCAGGCTTGATATTTAAGTGCTGCTCGATAAGCTTGCAGGCGTCAGGATAAGTAAGACCCATGCGACGCATTAGCATATCCATGCCACTTCCGGCGCCGCCGGATTGATCTTTACCGCCGCATTGATTGCAAAACCATGAGCCGTTGCCGTCTTTGTCATCAAAGCGATAACGATCATTACCACCGCATAAAGGGCATGGCTGGTGCTTGTCAGTCAATTGATTTGGCGTAAGGCCAGCAAGTTGCATTAGCAGGTCAGGCCACCTGCCGTTGGTTAGGTCTGTATTAGTCATTTACCAGCCAACGCTTGCTCGAGTAATAGTCTGATGGCTGTAGCCCGGGACATGGTATCGCCACGCCATTTGTCTAGCCGCTGCAATAACTCTTGTGTAAGACGTATATGGGTTGGATGAGCAAGTTTCACTTTTCTGGGCGGTGTGCTTGTCAACTGTAGCATCCAGTGCTACGATACGCAAGCAACATTGCAATAAGCGCAACAAATGATCTATCAGTTGACTAATGAAGAAAAGCAACTTGCATTGTCAGAGGCTGAAAGAAGGCAGTCAGTAAATGAACAAAACAATACCGTGGGCAGGAATCACGGGATAGAAAAAGGGCCAAAAGCGCTTATGTTGCATAAAATAGGTAGCCTTGGTGAAATGGCAGTTGCATCATATTTGGGTTTAAATAATTTTCTTTATTGCGATAAAACCCCAAGAAAAGATTCCTGCGATCTTCCTTTTAGGATTGATGTAAAAACTAGATCCAAACATTATTATGATTTAATAATTCAATTGGATGAAAAAACAAATAAAAATTTTTGGCTTTGCACTATAGAATTAAATGAAATTCGAATACAAGGATGGATTCAAAGCCAAGATTGTTTTAAGCCTGAATATATAAAAGACCCTGCTGGGGGCAGGAAAGCCTATTTTGTCCATCGAAGCAAGTTATGGCCGCCAGAAGCCTTTTGGTTTTTTTTTAATTCCAACGATCTTTAATCATGAACCTCCGCCCTTACCAGCAGGAAGCAGTAGACAATTTAAGAGCTGCTTTTAAAAGTGCTTTTAGAGCACCTGTGTTGCAACTACCTACTGGTGGCGGCAAAACTATAATTTTCTGCCATATAGCTCAAAGTGCAGCAGCAAAAGGGAATAATGTATTAATTTTAGTTCACAGGCGTGAATTAATAAATCAAACCAGTAAAGCATTGGCAAGGCTAAATCTTGAGCATGGAGTTATAGCTCCAGGGTGCAAAAAAAATAACGCTGCCATACAAGTTGCGTCTGTCAAAGCTTTAGCTAGAAGATTGAGTATTATTGATTTTTATCCATCTTTAATTATTATTGATGAAGCACATCACGCTGTTGCGTCTACTTGGGATAAGATATTATTACATTATGATAAAGCAAAACTTTTCGGTGTTACAGCAACACCAGAAAGAT